GTTCGCCGGGGACCATACGGACATCTCCCTCGGCGAGCCCGTCACCGCGGCGGCCGGGCCGCTGCGCCGTCAGCCCACCGACCTGGAGACCCGCGCCCGCACCGACTTCGCTGCCATGGACCAGGCGTGGCACCAGGCCGTCGACGACACGATCGCAGCGTGGGCGGACATCCAGCAGGTTCAGCGCGAGGAGATCACCGCCGCTGTCCAGGCCGCCGCCGAGGCTGACAATCTGGCCGCGCTGGACGACCTCACCGTCGACACCGACCCGGCCGCCGCCCTGCTCACCGCGCGCATGATCCGCTACGCGCGGGAGGCAGGCGAAGCACAGCAGGCCGAAGCCGAAGCCCAGGGCGTGGACGTGCCGGAATGGTCGCTGGACGACGAGGCCGTCGTCGCGGCCGCGTTCCGGGACCGGATCCGACAGGTGGCCCGGACGACGGCCCGCCTCACCGGGGCGAACCTCGTCGCCTCCGGGGTGCGCAGGGCGATGCGCCTGTTCGGCTCCGGCAGCCCCGACCAGGTCGCGGCTCAGGTCGACGAGCACCTCGCCGACCTGTCCGATGCGCCGGTGCGGGAGGCGATCGGCGGGGCCATGTCGGCGGCGCAGAACGAGGGCCGGATGGCGGTGCTGCAAGCCGCGCCCACCGCCCGCTACATCGCCAGCGAGATCCTCGACAAGAACGGCTGCCCGGACTGCCGGAAGGTGGACGGGACGGTGTACGAGAGCCTGCCGGACGCCCGGAAGGCGTACCCGTCGGGCGGCTACGTGGACTGTGAGGGCGGGGCCCGCTGCCGGGGCACTCTGGTCGCGGTGTGGGACGCGGCGGCGGGTGATGAGACAGCGGCCGGAACGATCTTGGCGTTGGCGGCGGCCACAATCCCACCGACTACCAACCAGCAAGGAGGCGCCGTGCTCCGCACAGTGCAGGACCATCCGGACTGCGGCGCCGACGCGCCGTGGGCCGTCCAGGACGAAGAGGGCGAGCTGAAGGGCTGCTACGCCACCCAGGCCGAAGCCGACGCGGCATGCGCCGAACTGGACGACGACCAGGGCGACGACGAGAAGCCCAACGACGACGGCATGGACTACGGCGGCCAGACCGCCCGCTGGGAGGGCCCCCTCGCCGTGGAGGGCATCGTCACCGGCGACGGCCGCGAGTTCGCCGAAGGCGCCCTCACCTGGGCCGACCTACCCATCCCCCTGCGCTGGAACAAGGAAGACTCCCACGGCGGCGAACCCCGCACCATCGCCGTCAACGTCGGCCGCATCGACCGCATCTGGCGTGACGGCAGCAAGGTCATGGGCGCCGGTGTCCTCGACCTGTCCGACGAGGACGGCCGCCGCGTCCACGCGAAGATCGAAGGAAAATTCCTCCGCGGCGTGTCCATCGACGCCGACTCCATCGCGGACGCCGACACCGAGTTCGTGTGGCCCGACGACGTCAACGCCGGGACCGGCGACAGCGACGACCAGGGCGACGAGCCGGACATGTTCGAGATGCTGTTCGCCCAGCCCGAGAAAGTCATCTTCCACGGCGGCCGCATCCGCGCCGCCACGCTGGTGGACATCCCGGCGTTCGCCGAGGCGTACATCGCGCTCCTCGACGAGGCCGGTGCGATCGTGGCCGGCGGGCAGCCGGTGACCGCCGCCGAGCTGCGTGAACTGTGGGGCACCGAAGGGGAGGATCGGGAGCCGCTGCGGGCCGTACCTCCGGTGACCGCCTCCGCTGAGGCGTGGAGGCCGCCGGCGGCCTGGTTCGCCGACCCGGGCCTGTCCCTGCCGACGCCGATCACGGTGACGGACGACGGCCGGATCTACGGGCACGCCGCACAGTGGGGCGCCTGCCACATCGGGCAGGACGACGTGTGCGTGCAGCCGCCGCACGAGGAGCAGCACCCGTACTACCGCACCGGCGAGGTCGTGTGCGCGGACGGGTCGCGGGTGGCGGTGGGTCAGATCACCGTCGGCACGGGGCACGCGCCGCTGCACCTGGGGGCGTCCCCGGCGGCGGAGCACTACGACAACACCGGTGCTGCGGTGGCGGATGTGGCGGTGGGCAACGACGCGAACGGCATCTGGGTGGCGGGCGCGGTGCGGCCGGGTGCGGATCCGCTGAAGGTGTACGAGCTCCAAGCGGCCGGGCAGGTGTCGGGGGACTGGCGGCGGATCGGCGGACAGTTGCGGCTCGTGGGGCTGCTGGCGGTGAATGTGCCGGGGTTCCCGGTGCCGAAGATGCGTGCCCGGGTGGCGTCGGGTGAGCCGCAGGCGCTGTTGGCGGCGGGTCGGCCGACAGTGGCGTGGGGGCGGTCGCAGTCGGATCTGGAGCGGGATGCGGTGCGGATCGTGATGCGGATGCTGTCGCGTCGGGTCCACCCCGGAGGGAGGTGATAGATCATGTGCAGTTGCAATAAGAAGCGGCGGCCGAAGCCTCCGCCTCCACCCACGCCGAGCACCTGACCTTTATAAATAGCGGTCCGGTGAAGAGAATTGACTCTTTGCCGGGCCGTGTGCTATGCGCTAACCTCCCGGATCAAGGCGCCAATCTGACGGGCGCACACCCCTTCGATCCGGAGGACACCGTGGCCGACGAGCTGTTCAGCGCCCCGTCCGATCTCACCCTCTCCAGCGACGACGACCTCACCGCACTCGAAGAGCGCGGCGTCACCGAGTTCGACCGCGTCAGCGCCCTCGACTCCGTCGACCCCGACACCCTCCAGTACGCGATGCGCGTCGCCGAAGACCTCGACCGCGTCCGCGCCGAACTCCGCGTCCGCGAAGTCCGCGCCGCCGAAGCCGCCGGACTCCAGCAAGCCCGCGTCGCCGACCAGCTCTCCCAGCTCCAGGCCCGCGTCCACGGCGCCTCCGCCACGCAGGCCGCCGCCGAGCACGCCCCCGCCGTCGACGTCGAAGCCATCGCCGCCGCCGCCGCACGCGGCGTCACCGCCGGCATGGCCACGCTAATGATGGACCGCCGCGGCGGCAGCGTCCGCCCGGAGGAGATCGCCCGCCGCGCCACCGCCAGCCTGGCCGAAACCGCGGCCCACGCCCCGAAGCCGAACGTCACGCAGCAGCGCCTCGCCGTCACCGCGTCCGTCGACATCCCCGGCGTAGCCCACGGCGGCGACCTCACCAGCCTCGCCGCCGTCATCGACGTCGTCGGCCGCAAGGCCAAGTCCATGCCGATCACCCGCGGCAACCCCAACTACCAGACCGTCGCGAGCATCCGGAACGACTTCTCCCACACCGTCGACGACCGCTCTCGTCCCTCCGAGGTCGAAGAGCTGTTCCGCTTCCTCGCCAGCCACGACGGCAGCGCCGAGGCCCTCGTCGCGGCCGGCGGCTGGTGCGCCCCGCCCGAGGTCCGCTACGACTTCTTCAACATCGCCTGCAGCTCCGGCATGATCGACCTGCCGACCTTCGGCGTCACCCGCGGCGGCGTGCAGTTCCCCGTCTCCCCGTCCCTCGCCGACGCCGTCGACGGCGTAGCCTTCGCGCCGTTCGCCGAGGAGTTCAGCGTCGAGTCCGTACCGTGGCTGTGGACCGAGGCCAGCGACATCGCCGCCGCCACCGGCGCCCCCACCAAGCCCTGCCTGCGCGTGCCGTGCCCGGACTTCGACGACGCCACGCTCGAGCTGTACGGCATCTGCGTCACCGCCGGAAACCTCGCCAACGAGGCCTACCCCGAGGCCACCGCCAACACCATCCGCCTGGTGATGGCCGCGCACGACCACGCCGTCAACGCCCGCCTCATCGCGCACATGCTGAACCTGTCCACCGACCCCATCAGCATCTCCGGCGGCGCCGTCACCGACGCAGCCGCACCCCGCATCTTCAACGCCGCCGCGCTCGCCGCCGTCGACATCCGCGAGCGGTACGGCATGTGCATCGACGACGTCATCGAGATGGTCTTCCCCCAGTGGGTCCGCGAGGTGCTGCGCGCCGACTTCGCGTGGAAGGCCGGCGTCGAGATGCAGGCCGTTCCCAACAGTGAGATCGACCGCTTCTTCCTGGAGCGCAACGTCCGCGTGCAGTGGGTCGACGACTGGATGGTCCGCGGCGCCTCGCAGTTCGGCAACGCGACCGCCATGACCGCGTGGCCGACCACGACCGACTTCCTCGCCTACCCGGCCGGCACGTTCCTCCACGGCAACGGCATGTCGCTCGACCTCGGTGTGGTCCGCGACAGCGTGCTCAACGAGACCAACGACCACACCGCCGCGTGGAGCGAGGAGGCGCACCTCATCGCCCGTGTCGGCCACGAGTCGCGCCGGTACCGGGTCGGCTTCAACGTCAACGGCTCCACCTCGGCGCTGCTGACCGGCACGGTCCGGGTCTGACCCGGCACCTGGCCGTGAACCGAATCGATAGCGAAGGGTGGTGAACACTGATGGCACGACAGCTCATCGACCTGCCAGCGGTGTTCACCCCCCTGCCCTACGGGCTGTGGGACACCATCCAGGCAGCCGCCGCAGGCGGCCCGCACTGGCAGAACGGTGTCACCTGGATCGAGCGCTGCCCAACCGGCGGCACCACCTACGACGAGTGCATCTCGGTCACCGGAACCGGCGCCCCGCCGGCCCCGCCCGCGAAAACACCCAACGTGGACCAGGCCCTGCGGGGTGCCCTCCCGATCACGGTGCTCGCCGAGTTCGAATGCACCCCGGTCGGTCTCGGTGACGCGCAGAACGTGGCACGCAACGCGCTCACCCGAGTCGAGCAGCAGCAGGTCGAGGCGGCTTTCTGGACCGGTACGGCCGCGGGGCAGCAGGTGGTGTTCCCCCACCTGGCCGCGGACACGGAAGTACTGGACGGCGATGTCGTCCTGCAGCCGGTTGCCTCTCCGGTCATCACCGGAGGGGCGGACGTCGCACAGGCGCTCGGCGCGCTGGAGCAGGAGCTCGCCGACTGCTACATGGGCCAGGGCCTGATTCACGTGCCCCGGTCGGTGCTGCCGACGCTGGCCGCGTGGAAGCTCGCCCGCGTCGACGACGCGGGCC